ATAGTCAACCGCCCATTCCATGTTATCGATCTTGTAGATCTCCTCACTGGTATAATTTAATCCCATGGCGGAAACCGGTTTTATTGGGAAGCAATCTCTGCAAACTACTCTTCTATATACATCACCCTGTTTGTTAAACATAGAGATTACTATAGTTCCAGTATAATCTGTTTTTAAACCCATAGCTCCAGTTAAAGGATTGTAAATAAGATCCGTCCACTGTCTTAGTGTTTTAAAAACATACATGGAATTAGCATCATTAAGGTTAATCGTGAAACTCAATGACACGTTCATGTAAGTCGTATCCGGCTTTGCTCCTGCATAGTTTCTTTTAGCAAACTTGTACTTCTGGTTAACAGTAGAAGGGTTTTTATCCAACTGTAATCCGTTAACTTTAGTAACGTGCTCTAGCAATATAGGCCCTCCAGCAACCGGTCCTGGAGGGGTAATTGTAACTTCAAATTGGTTCAGATAAACAGGTTCAAACTTGTTTATCGAAGACATCGAACTTGAATAGTGTGGTAAATTTGCCATATCAAACTATTTATCTATTTTTCTATTGCGAGCAAATTTTTACGCAAACTGTATAAATCCTCCAGCTGCGATTCCACCTGTTCTAGTAACTGTTATTCTGTTAATGAACTTCTGTATTCCTCTAGCTGGTTCTATTATGATGTCTATTACTCCCATGTTCATATCTATGATAGCTGGAGTATTATTAGAAGAATCCATAATAGTCTTGTATGCGTAAATTCCGCCTCCTGCTCTAACACCGTCTAGGTAGTTATCAACCAACGTCTTAATCTCAAGTCTGATAGAATCTTCGTTGAAATCGAACAAGTAGTTAGAAAGTATTGATTCAACATCAGTTTCTATGCTGATGAGAAGATCCCTCACATGAACAAGATTGAATGCGGAGTTTACAGTCTGATAAGCTGTACCGTTTCCGAATATAACAACTCCAACTCCTTTTCTTCTTATAATAGGATTCAATCCAATTGGTTCTAGATTCCCTCTGTCCTCGTCTGTGAAGTCATACTCAACACCAACTATCGTACCTCCAGAAAGGACCCCTCTTTTTTGGCCTGCTATGATAGCATAAGGTTCACCGTTAGCAAACTTTCTAACAAAGTTGTTAGATATCAAAGCGGCTGGTGGCACATTTATGTTTCTATTGTTTTCTCTTATGGTAACATATGGAAGATAGAATGCGCAGAATTTAGCTCCATCTGCCTCAGTGGGTAAGCTGAATGTATAGCTTGGATTAAGAGATAGATTTCCTCCAGCTGCTATGTAAGCAGTATTTATAACAGGAGCTGGGTTAGCCGCTGTAGGAGCGTCGGTAAATCTAGGATCAGTAGAGTTCTGGAATTGAGTAATAGAAGGTGCGTTTATAAACGATAAGCACTTCTGTCTCATCATAGCCAATCTACTAAGTTGATACTTAGAGTTTGGTAAGATCTGGCCAGAGAAAGTATCGATTACGTATCTAAAGGTGATAACATCTTTAGATGCTAGAGTAACTGCGAGATTAGTATTATACAGAACATTTAGCAATTCTGTAATTCTAGCATCCGTGCCATTAGGTCTGTGTCTCTCAGTCATAACAAATCCTCTCAAGTAAGTAAAATCAAAAGAAGTTGTGAAATCCTCGATCGATATAAATCTTTGAACTCTTAGAGGGGTTCCTGAATAATATAGGATGGGTCTAGCAGTAGTCACTCTATAAGTTCCGAAAGTTGTTGTTGCAGAAACAGTAGATACCCTAGTTAATCTGTTCTGTCTAACCCCAACTGCATCCGCACAGATATTAAGATCAGTAGAAACTATCCAATCTCCAACTGAGAGAGGAACGTTTCCGTCAGCATCTTCCGTTATCAAGAATGTTGTTGAATCTATTCTTGATGTAACATCGATAAATTCGGATATGTTCCCATTCTGGGAAATTATATCTATTTTGGTAGCAGAAACTGCCTGTCCAACATTATCAGAAGCATAAGAAGCTCCAAAAGCAGTTATATTTTCTAAAGAAGTTATGTCCCTTGATTCATTACTGTACGCTCTAGTAATATAATAATCAAATTGATCCCTGTCCGTGGCAAAGGTAAACTCTAAGAACTGATCATTTGTACCAGCAGAGTTTTTCCAAATGATGTCACCATCTTGAATCTCGTCATATTGTTTGTCTATATAAGTATCAGACATAGAATATGAAATCAAAGCATTCGAATACCCGGTAGGGAATCCACTTCCAGTTACGCCTGCACCATCAGGATTCAAGACAGAGTCTATCCCAATCCTATCTGCCAAACCAAACTGATAAGCGGTTCCACCATTAGTGAAAGTGACTTCCCCGGGATTTATTGGATTCAAATAAGGCCAAGGCTCAACTACTACATTCTGTGATCTATAATATGCAGTGTCCAAAGGATGGCTCCAAAGTATTCTAACCTGAGAGTTTACACTCTTAACAGTTGCTATCTTTAATTTAGTAATCTGTGTAGCTCCACCTCCACCAAAGCTATCAAGGACCCCGCCAGTAACACCAGCTGGTATGGAAACTCTACCGATAATAAACTTCTGATCTGTAGCTGAAGCTATAGTACAGAAGGTTTGTAGAGCTGTTTTTTGAGATGTTGTTAATTCATTAGAACCGGTTCCAGTAACTAGATAGTGAAATCCGCTATCGAACTGGGCAGAACTATAAGTTTGGAAAGAGTCAAGATTCACACCTTTATCGGTTGTTCCCCCTGTTGCTCCACCGCTTATAAAATCAAATAGGGTTCCAACGTACATGGATCCACCAGTAGCTCCAGAATCACCAGTTACACCTACGCTGTTTTTGGTGTAAAGATAGTCTGCAACTAAAGCTTGATCATAACTTAGAAAATTAAGTCTAGGTGTAACCAGATCCCTATCTGCTGTTAACTCGTCAATAAGATTGTGGCCAACTAGATCTATCTGATAATCGCTATTACAAATATCATCAAAAGCTTCCTGATCAATTGCACAGAATAATCCATTTTGAGGTGTCTGTGAATTTATAAGTGTCTGAATGTACTGATTGTTACCATTTAGGTCAACAAAATCTGGAATGATACATCCGGTTTGGCTAATAATAATATTTACATCCTGATCGGAGAGGAAAGCATCTATTTTACTTTTAACAAATCCATTTGCAGTGAAATATCCACTACCAGTAATTGGATTATATCCCCATTTCGGATCTAAAGCAAGAACTGGATAGTTAGTCCAATCACCAGACACCGCTATTACATCAATGAAGAAATCCTGCATATAATCATATGGATGTATAAAGGTTGGAACGTTCTCCGCACCATACCAGTCTATAGCAAAGACGTTGTATCCCTTTATAGGGGTAACAGAGTCGGTAGACTTTCTAACTATAGCACTCATAGCCTGCTGGCCAAGATTAACAAGGCTAAAAAGCTTTCCCTGGTCTGCAACGCTCAGTGTTGCTAGGAAATACTCAGGAGATGGGAACCAGAATCTTTCTTTGTTATAAAAAGAAGAATATAATTTTTCAGTCTCAACACCGTTGGCTTGCTCAGTATTCAAAGAGAATGATCTATAAACTGTAAGATCCGCAGTTGCGCTGTCTATATTATCATCAAGCTTCAAAAGATTTAAAGCAAAAACAGGTCCAGCATTTAAGCAGGTTAGAATTGATCTTTGGAAGAAAGATCCTCTGTTTTCTAAAGATCTATCTATATCACCGAAAACCGCGATCATTGTAGTAACATCCGGAATATAAACAGGTGTATTGAAAGGTCCCTTATTAGAGAAACCCACAACCAATCTGATCGTATTCGAGGTTAGTATGACGTTTTGTGAAGCGTCAAACTCCAGTGTGTAAACACCAGATGCCTTAAATTGCGAGAAATCTATCTTAATTTTTTGTGCCATTATTATTTATAGGTTATTTTGCTTCTTCACCTATATATATCGACACGAATAAGAAAAGCAGCGCTTTACATTAGCGAGTTAAAGTCACTGTATCCCTTTGCATCTTTAGAGTAAAAAGTATTGCCCGATGACGAGAATGGGTCGTTCTGAGTAGTATTAGTTTCACCCATCTTAGACAGAATCATAGTCTTATATCCATTGTCCATAATATCAAAAAGTTCACCAGACAATTGATAGAAAGATCCGCTCTCAAAAGCAGACGGTAAATTTACTAAAGACATCGCAACGTCATCATGCCCGGTTTGGCTAGAGTATGTCCCCCTAGAATTTAACCCAAAGGTGAATAGCTCAGGCACTGTCCAGTTCTTCTCGTTTACAAGTATTCT